GAAAACCGATTAAATATTTGTTTTGGATTTTAGTGTTTTTTTTTAAATTTTTTTTATGTTTTTATCTATCTTATCATCTACGAAGGTTTGAACGAACTCCTGGTTGCCGTTATTTAGCCCGTAGATATTCCTTCTCGGCTTCTTTAATCTTTTAGGGGGGTTAGCATTGCCTAACACCTTCAACCCCGACCTAAAGACGATATCGACACTTTGCTTCGTAGGGTTAGTGGCATAAATAGAATTAAGCATCTCCCCGGTGAGCCTTAAATTGGGCGGGGAAACCTGTCTGCTTGGGGCTACACCTTTGGGACTCGCCTTTCCCGCGGCTTTCAATGCCGAATAAGTAGGTTTATAAGCCTTGAACTTCTCACCATCCCCGTCCTGGCTAATGCCTTTATCAGCATCCTTTACTATCCGGGTGGCCAGCTTTCCACCCAGGGTTTTCCAACCTGTAACTTTAACTAAATCACTCGGTTTCATTTTACCATCCAGCTATGTCGGCAATTGAAACCGCCCCTTATCCCAAACGGGGTGCGGGTATCACTGGATACTGCCGACTCGGTATATCCATCTGAGGGTTCGGCTGCCGATGTTGCTTCGCATTGGGGTCTGGTTCTTTTATCCTGTGGGCCGATATAGGTCCACTTGACATCCTCCCCTTTGAATACGGCATACCGGGATAGATCATCGAACTGTTTCATTGCAGTATAAGCACTTACATTCAATTGATGGGTTGCTAATCCTGTTTCAGCTAATACCGCTGTGATACTTCTAATTGGCTGACCTCCGTAGATAGAACTGAACATCGCGGATTTCATTTGATTTCCCCACTGTTCGGCTCGGCCCAATAACGAAGCAGTATCGAGATCCTTTAATGTTTGTAAGGTTTCAACCGCTGCCCCCTTCAATGGATCGATTCCCCTCCTTTTAGCTTCTCTCACCGCCTTGGCAAGTAATGTATCGTAATCATCCATTAGATCATTTACTGCACTGCCATATCCTCTATCAACTAACTCCTGTAAGAAATTAAGCTGCCTTGTTGCGTTGATCAATTGGGTATCAGTCATCGACGCCATTTTGCGAGAAACTGCCGTTATCTCTTTTAATAGTGATTCCTCTATGGCCTTGATCTCAACCATGAAAACATTTACGGAACGCTCTATAGGATCAGGCATTTAGTATCCTTTCTATTTGGGAAACTGGCTGTTGGGCCGCCCGTTGATCCTGGATCTCTGCCGTCTTTTCTTCTTTGACCTCCGTCATCTTACTCTCAAGCTCCTCATCACTTAGATCGGGGTTGAAATATAATAGGAGGTCACGTTGCGTCATTATACCTTTTGCCAATTTCCAATCCAACCAGGCCCGTTCTTGTTCGGGCGACATAGGATAAGTAACTTCACTGAAATCGACCGCGATATCCTCCGGAAGACTTTTCCCCGTGTGGGTTTCATATACAATTCGATCCACCCGGTATCTATCATGCTCCCACTCCCTCCAGATAGGTATGTCACTTTCTCTGGCTTCCAGATTCTCACTATCCATGATGGTCAAGGCTACTCCCGAAGGAACCGCCCCGGCATTGCCCCAGCGTATCTTCAAAGAATGATTCTGTGCGGTGAGATCTAACAAGTCCTTAATGGCCTGGATCATGTCTTTGATGGATCCTTTAGGGCTAACGTATTCAAATGATGATCCTGGTTCAGTTAAAGTTATCAAATTATCTATACCGGCCATGATGTTCTTGTCATCATAAGAGCCGACCAATACAGGCTGTCCAATGGCAAACCGAACGGCCAAAGCCACCTCGGTAGCCATGATCCCGATCTGAACCGCACTTCTAACTACATCACTGGCATCGCTTGGATATTTAGCGAACGATACCGGAATAATGCCGTAAACATTTACCATGTCCTCGTTCCCTGGGACGGGATATATCTTACCGGCCTGATCGAAACTAAAATGAAAGCCCGGTTCCTTATCCCTGGCCTCACTCCAAAATATGAACTTCCTATTCCCGCTTGCATCTCTTTCTACTTCGTATGATATGCCGAAAGGAGTTGACTCGTCCTGTATATAATATTTCTTTACAATGGGAATTATATCGTATTCTATTCGCTGGTGCCTTTCTGACCATTTAGTTCGAATTGCACAGTCACCCAACAACCAAGTAAGTTCCGCGAATTCCCTTGTCTTGGGATCTAAATTAAAAGCAACCGACTCATATTCTTCGTTCGCCATGCCGTCAAATAATCTTTTAGGTGGGGATTTATACAACATTAATCGAGCCTTTGCGAACCTTGGAACCAGACGCTGTTTATAGGGTGGAACTTGGGAAAGGTTCTTACCCTTGAACCAATCTTCAATATAGATGTCAAGGTTGCGGTTATAATAGAAATCAAGAGCGGTGTTCCGTTCGGCCACCTTATCATTTTTGTATAATTGTTCAGCTGACCGCACCGACTCAAGCACTAACTCTTTCCCATACTCGGGAATGATTATTTTATTGACCGATTTGCCGAAATAGTTTACCACAGTTTATTTTCCGCTATATATTTAATTACCGGGAACTTGTAAGAGATGGCATAACTGGCAGCATCCAAAGCATGAGTGAGGTCGATCGAGCTTTTATCCAATCCGCCCTTTTTATCCCGCTGGCATTGCTCCAGGTCTTTAATGAGATAGGTACATTTAGGATCTACGGTCATGCTCACATTCCCTTCAGCATCCTTCAGCTTGCGGTTTAAAGCATTCAAGCGATCTATGTGCGACGGATGGGATCGCTTGGCCCGGATAGTGAACCCGTGATCCATTAGAATATGGTGGTCACTCCTCCTTGATGTGGTCGATCTGGATGCTCCGGCCGGGTCAGGGAAGCACTCAATATTGGGGGCGATCTTCTTCATTTCAATAGCCAACTCGTCGGTGTTAGAATTCTTCAGCCTTATTTCGTGGAAATAATGGATCGTCCCGTTTGTATATTGACAAGCAAGAACAGCCGTCATATAGTCCACGTTGAAATCAATTCCCCACCAGAGTTCATTTGAAAGCTCTCCTGCCTTCTTGCAATGAATAGCTCGGTCAAAATTATAGGCCGCCCTGTTCCCGGTGATCTCGAATGATGCTTCGAACTCCTGGGCGAATAATACCGGGTCCATTGTCTTCTTGGCCTTTCTTATTTCATCTGCCGGGACGAATCCGCCATCAACAGTTCTAAATTGCCAGGATCTCCAGTCCTCGTTTCCTCCTTGCCCTCTAAGATACATGTCGTACATTGAATCGTATCCATTTGGCGTTCCAATAAACAAAGCACTACCCTGGGATATAGTTAACATAGGGTATACTATCTCTTCCCAAACATGGGGTTTGATGTAGGCCATTTCATCCATGACCACCCTCGTTAATCCAACCCCTCGTAAATTATGTTCATTGTCCGCACCTTTTACTGATAATTCGGCCCCATTCTCAAATGTGACTGATAATTCGGAGACATTTAATTTCGCTCCTTTGAAATTGTGAAAAGTTTGACGCAAAATAGGTAAGATTGTCATGGCCCCCTGCCGATAAGTAGGAGTGCAATACCATCGTCTTTCTCCTTCTTGGAATGGATCTTTCAGCAAATACATTAATGACAGCACGGTTTTTCCCCACCGTCTTCCTGCCACGATTACTTTGAACCGTGCGGGATCTTTTAGTATTCCCCTTCTTGTTTTGTTTATTCGCCATTCAATCATCTATCGAGAGAACTTGTATCGGGGCGGTAGATATGATACGCTCCTGTCTTTCCAGGGCTTTTCCTTCTAATCGTTCTACTATGAATTCGATCGCCTTTAGGTTCCCTGATTCAGCAAGTTCAAATAATTTTCCTATGATCCTTTGCCGCCTTTCCATTTCTCCCACTTTTATAAATGAGAACTCTCTTATCAAATCAGTATAAGCACTTCTTCTGCCGTTAAGGTTCCCAGATTCCCCGGCCTTATATCTGGTATCTAAACCTATTGAATGACCTTTTAGGAACTTTCCATCATTCCCCCTGTTGCCCTCCTGTTCTTGGGGAGCCGGTGATCCATTCTTTTGTATCTCTGTCATCTGGCTTTATGGTATCTGATCTGCCGTTCCCTTTTCATTGCAGCTTTCTTGGTAGTGAAAGTTCCAAGTCTTTTCTTTCCTGTCTTGGAATATAGAACATATTTCTTTCCTGACCTTTTGATCAATTGGATATGATATTTATTTCATATAGGGTGATCTGCTCGAATTCTTGAAATTCAAGGCCGTTAAATTTAAAATGATTCTATCTTGTTTAGAAAATATTATTTTTTAAAAAGAAAGCCCCGGTTTTATTCAGGGCTTTTCTATTGGGGATCGCGTACTCTTTTAGATATTTCTTTCGTCACATTCCTTGATCTTTTGCATTATTATTTGTGCGACTTGTGGCACTATTGCGTTCCCGAGTCCTTTAAGTCTGTCCACCCTACTGGGTATCCCATGAGCCACTCGACCCAGTTCGGGTTCAACTGCCCAGTATTCTCGTTCTCTATCGCATCTGGTAGAGAATTTGTTTTCGGGTTTCTGCCTGTTTTTGCCATTGTATCTGGTTTCCTGGCTCCTTTGTAATCTCTTCTTGTCGGTGTTGGGAACATCTTTGGATGAAATTTCTCTGTCATTATTTGTTCTGCTAAACATCCTGGGGAATCCTTTCTGCCTATGCTCTTTCGATATTCTGTTCTTTTCTTTCTCCTGTTTTTTGATGGTTGTATCTGAACCGTTCCTGGGGTAAGCCACAATCCAGATCCTTTTCCTTCTGTGCCAAGCTCCAACATCGTCTGCCCCAATAATCTGCCATTCGACATCATACCCGATCGAGGTAATATCTGCAATGACTCTTGTTCCGCCCCGAATAGTGAGCATTGGGACGTTCTCAATAAGTGCGTATCGGGGTCGTAACTCGCTAATGACCCTAAGCATCTCAAACCAAAGACCCGACCTCGTTCCCTGTTTGATACCGGCCCCTCTTCCCGCTGTTGATATATCTTGACATGGGAATCCGCCTGTGATGATATCGATCTCATCGAATTGTTCTCCTTTCAGTAGTTTAATATCATTGAAAATAGGTACACCAGGAAAATTCTTTTTCAGTACCTTGTGGCAGTATTCATCGATCTCACAGAATCCGGCAATATCAAGGTCATCACCCCAGGTCCACTGTGCTGCCAGTGAGAATCCGCCAATACCACTGAATAGATCGAGCATCCTCATATTTAGAACAATAATTGCTGTTTGTATCCATCCTCTCCGAGTCTTATCTTTGCTCTTATCAGCTTTTCTTTTCTGCGTGATATTACTGCAAGTCTTTCAGATAGATTTTTAATGGTCGATTCTAATTCTTTTGGCCTTCTGGCAATGAAAAACCCTTTTGGACCGCTGCCGATAGGATGGTCGTCATCTCTTAATTTGCCTACCGCCTGTCTAACAGTAACATCGGAAATCTGCCACACACCTTGTAGTTCTTTGGAAGTTATGGGCTTCCCCACTGAAGAATAATTCTTTAAATATGATAGTATTTTATGTTTGCATTGATCCGCTTTTTTTCTGGTTGCTTCAATATGTGGGTTTTTAGTATCCATTTTTTCCCTTATTCGTTTTTAGTAATTTAAACCAGGTTTTTTACAAAAAATTATCTGATCTATGAACCCTCCCCATAGACCTTTTTCTCCTTTGTATTTTTGGTTATAAAAACTGTTTTGTATTCTGATTTCAAAATGCTTTTTTAATATCTC